TCTCTCCTTTAGTCGTGTGTATTTTTAATTTTAAGTAACCTATTATTATGTAATGGGATATAACGGATATAGCTAACAAGGAAGGTGATAGCATTGAAAGAATACAAATTAACTATGAAGCAAGAGAGATTCATTAACGATGTTATCTCTGGAATGAGTCAAGCTGATGCTTATAGGAATAATTATTCTGTAGAGAATATGAAAGATGAAACAATATATGTTAGAGCTAGTGAACTCATGGCTTTAAGTAAGGTAAAGGTAAGATATAATGAGTTGTTAGATAAACATAAAGAGAAGGCAATATTTACAAGAGATCAACTACTTGAGGGGCTTAAATCAGCGTTTTACATGGCACTGGGTATTGAACCTACCCCAAGGGCTGTAAAGAGCGTAATTGACGGCTTAACTACAGTAGAAGAAATGGAATTAAAAGATGCTGACCTCAAAGCAGTTAGTGGAATAGCAGAAAAGATTGCAAAGCTTGAAGGGTGGACAATAGACAGAGTTAGACATGAAACAGAGGATAATAATTTTACAGTTGTTATTAAAAAAGCTGGTGATTAAGATATGGCTAATGAAATAATACATGAAACAAACCCAGCATTCTATGAACCATTCCTAGATGATGATTTTGATATAATGCTTTGTATCGGGTCATATGGGTCTGGTAAAAGCTTTGAGATGTTCCATAAAGTAGCATTAAAGGCTATTACAGAGAGAAGGCGTATATGTGTAATTAGAAGAGAATACACAAGACATAAGGATAGTACGTTTGAAGATTTATCAGACGCATTTGAAAGCTTTGGAGTGATTGATCAATTTGACTTCTTAAAGTCACCTTTGAAGATACAACATAAGAGTGATAGGAACAGATCAAGGAATAAATATTCAGAGATTATATTTAAAGATGCAAGTGATCAAAAGAAGATTAAAGGTATAAAGAATATTGATTATATGGTTGTAGAAGAAGCAAATGAGATAGATTATGACATACTAAAAGAATTGATGGGTAGACTTAGAACTGATAGTGTTAGAACACATATGTTAATGATGACTAATCCCGGACTATTTAATGATTCAGTCGATAGGATAATTAAAGAGTGGGGAATTAATCTTGAAGAGCTATATGAGAAAAAGTTATTGACAAAGGTTATATCAGTAGATGTACCGGGCAAAGGTAAAAGAGATATTAAGATAAAGATACATCATTCTACTTATAAGGATAACTTATTTAACTCTGCTCAATTTATACAGACTATAGAGAACTATACTGATCCAGATATGATACAAATAGCAAGACTTGGAAGGTATGGGATTACAGAAGGTAAAGTATTTAAGAACTTAGAGAAGATGGATAACGTATGGGATTGGATTAAATCAGTCTCTGGAAAGACACATCACTTTGAATGGTATAACGGATTAGATTTCGGTTATTCAGTATCATTTGATTGTTTGGTCAAAATGGCTATTCATAGAGATAGTCGAACATTATACATCTATAATGGAGTATATGAGAAGGGATTGAATACAGACACATTAATTGAAAGGTTGAAAAATAGCACTATACGTGGGGAAAAGCTTATAGGAGATAACGCAGAGCCAAGATTGATAGATGACCTTAATCAAGCAGGGTTGTGGGTAGAATCAGCCAAGAAAGGGCAAGGATCAGTTAATTATGGCTTACAGACACTAAAGGGATTCAGAAAGATAGTGATTGATAGTAGCCTTGATAAAGTATGGAATGACTTTGACGGTCTAAGTAGAGTGAAAGAGAAAGATGGGAACTATTCAGAGAAACGATTCAATATTGATCCACATTGCTTAACTGGTGATACATTAGTAGATACTATATATGGAGCTAAACCTATAAAAGACCTTGTAGGAACAGAAGGGTTTTTAGCTTGTTATGATGTGGAAAATAAAGAGTCTACTGTGTCAAAGTATTATGATTGCAAGAAAACAGGAACTAATCAGAAGATATATAAGATAACAACAGAAGATGGAAGGATTATAAAGGCTACAGATTATCATCCAATTTTAACTGAACGAGGGTATGTTCAAGTCAAAAACTTATTGCCTACTGATAGAATAATAGATATAAAGGAGTGTTTATGAATGGAAGAAGTTGTGCCAACAAGTATAGGAATAGAAAAAATTGAATTCATAGGTAATGAAGATGTGTATAATCTGGAAGTTAAAGTACATCACAATTTTAGTATTAATGATGGATTGATAGTTCACAATAGTGTTGATTCTGCACGTTATGGATTAGAATCATTTGAGAGGTTTGATATAGGAATTAAGAAGATAAGTAGCCTACCGAAAGGTTGGTAGAAAGGGGGGAACATGAAGCCTATTAGATTTAATGAAGGGGTTATCTTTCCAACACAAGATGCAATGGAAAGAAATGTAAATGCAATAGAGAATACAAAGCTTTACAATGGTAAGCAATCATTAGTATATTTACCAGCTTTTCTAAAGAGATTAGAAATGAATGGTGTTAAACATTTTACCTATGCAGGGGATCAAGAGAACTATATTGGGTTTGATAATGAGGTAATACAAAGCTATTACAAGACTGTACTGCAAGGTGTGAATTACACAAAGGCTGTATGTCAACTGTACTCTAACTTACTATTTAGTGAAGGTGTGATTATAAGTGACTATGACGACCTTAGAAACTCATGGCTAAAGGGTGAAGAGAATGAGAGAGGTCAAAAGATAACTAAAGGATTTGTAATTGAGAATGATCTTAATAGAAAGTTCTTAGGTGGACAGAGAGAAGCAGGATATAAAGGTAATGCAGTATACTTGATTAAAGCAGTAGAGTCTAAGAAAACAATTAGTGGATTAAAAGCAGAGGTTAGTATTAAACCATCTGAAATGTGGTATCCAGTTATGAGTAATAGTGACTATGACGTAAAGATTGGTGATAGTTTAGTTCAATCATTTAACTTAAGCAAAGAGGATTTAAAGAAGTATGGATATAAAAATAATAAATCAGCTAAGGAATTACTAAGAGTTGTGATCTATGAAGTTGGAAAGAATACATATAAATCTTTTGTTACTAGCAATGGTATCATAACAAAGCAAGTTCCATGGGATGAAAAAGTATTGGGTACATTACCAGAAGGTGTTACACAAGATGGATTAGATTGGATTGAAGATACAGGATACAGTTATTCAATGCTACAAGTTGTATACAATGATAGAACGACTGATTCATTATTTGGTAAGCCTTTTATTAGTACTAGCTTTAAAGAGCAAGAGAGAGAAGTGTGTATAAGAGCTACACAAAGAGGTAGAATACTTGATAAGAATAGTGATCCGGGTATGACGGGGCCAGTTAGAAATATTGGTGTTGATCCTAGTACTGGGAAACAGATTGTTCAGACTCAAGGTAAATATTTTCCTACTAAGAAAGATGATCCTAAGGTTGAATATGTAACATGGGATGGCAACTTAGATGAGAATAGAGAGGCTGAAAATAAAGCTAAAGAGTATATTTATACAGAGACAGGAACTAATGAGGCTTCACTAGGTGCTACTACAGAGGGATTGAGTGCATTAAGTGGTGTTGCTCTTGAAAGAGTGCTTATGCGACCTCTATCAACAACTAAAGCTTTAATAATAGAGTGGAAGCCAATCATAGAGAATATAGTTAAATTAGGTTATGAAATAGAGTTTGGTGAAGATCAGTTATTCCCTAACATTGGTTGGAATGATGGATTACCTAAGTCAAGGAAAGAAGATTTAGAGGATATTATGATTGCAAATGGTGGATTACCTGTATTAAACCATGCTGATTCAATCCAGAAGGCTTTTCCGGGCTATACTAGAAAGCAATCTGAACAAGAGGCTTTAGATATTGAGGCTGAAATTAAAAGAAGAGAGATACCATTGATAGAAATTCCAGAGGTGTTGTAGATGAATAAAAGAAACCAGAAGAAATATAATAGAAGGATGTTAGAGAATAAATATACTTTGTTATCATTGAAACTTAATGAAGCAGATAAGTTATTCTTTGATAATATGAAGGCTAGGTCGGGGTCAAGTACCATGGCTTACATGATGTTATCTATGTGCAAAGACTTAGGTAGCTTTGTTAATAGTGGGGCTTATAGCACAATGAAAATGATTCATTCTACAATGGGATCGGGAACAATGAGTGCTTTAAAGTCATTAGGAATAGAGGGGTAGATTATGAATCCAGAGGTTGTAGAAAGCTTAATAGAGATGTATGAAGAGGCTTTTGACAGGATATTCAATAGAGTTACTAAGAATATCGCCTCTGGTGGATATACAAAACGAGATATATCTCTAATGAAGAGCATTAACGCAGAGATAATGAAGTTGTCACAACAGAATATAGCAATAGCAGATCAAATAGTCAAACCTTTATACAATAAGACAAGAGAAGAGACAGCCAATCTATTAAAAGATAGCTTTGAGGTTCAAGGTGGATTTGATAGAGTACATACAGAGGCTATAAACTTAACTCAAGCAAGTTTGGTAAAAGACTTGACTACAAAGAACTTAATAGTTGGTAAACAAATAGAGAAGTTACTTAAGACAAAAGGAATCAAGTTATCACAACAAATACAACTCGGAGTACTAAAGAAGAAAGAGGCAATAAAAGAGTTTGTTCAAGAGATGGGTGATCAATTCCATGTAACTTATAAGAATGGCTCTAAGGTGCATATAAAAGATTACGCAAAAATGTCAATTAGAACAACAATAAACAGTTCAATGGCAAGAGCTACAATTAATACAAATTTAGAATATGGCAATGACTTAGTTAGAATGTCTTGGCACAGTACTTCATGTCCAGTTTGTTCACCTTATCAAGGTAAGGTATATAGCATTAATGGGGATACGAAAGGGTATCCATTACTTAGCGAGATTAACAATGGGGCTGTAAGTACTTACGGTGTAACGCATCCACAATGTCGCCATAGATTCACTCCGTATGTAAGAGAGTTAGATGATAACGCAAAGAAAGTTCAAGAGTTTAGCAATTCTGGATTTGATGATAACAGAACAGAAACAAGTAAGACAAGATATGACAATAGACAAAAGTATAATAGGTATAAACGTGATATGGCTCGTTTCAAGCAAGAGAAAGATGTGTTAAGTAAGCTACCG